GAAGACTTTTCATTTGAAAAGAGAAATTTAATAAATGGTCATGTTGATATCTGGACCTATAATAAGGCAAATTAGAATCACGGATGATTTTAAATATAATTATTATATATAGTACATTATATAATGAATGATATTTTATCTGTTAAGTCTGGCCTTTAATGTATTTTCAAAAAATGTTATACTTCATTTGGAAAAAATTCCTGGGGGTATAACTCACACTGGTATATCTTTTAAAACACCAATTAAAAGAGTTCGTTATGATTTTAGGGCATTTAATGAAAATAATACTTGCGTAACCTCAGATATTAATAATGAAAACGGTAAAAATATCAAGAGACTGTATCCAAATTTATACGATCCCGAATTTAATGAACAATTCCGTTATATACTTGAAAACTTTTTTAAAAATGAACCATTTGTAATTAAAAAAGACGTAATACTGGGTTCAACTGAAAAAACTTTTCAAGAAATAGAAACTTACTCGTGTATTATAAATAAAAAGTACATATTTGGTATATACGATTGTAGACATTACGTTGATAAAATGTCTATATTTTGCGCCACCGGTAATATACCTATTTGGAACCTGAAGTCATACTTTTAAGAAGTAATGTTTGTATTGTGATTAAAATAAAATATAGATATATTTTAAATGATAAAAGTAAAAAGTTTTAAAAAACTTAAGGGAAATTCTAAGAAGTATGAAATAGTATTCGAAAAAAATGGAAAGACGTACACTCGTAAATTCGGCGCCAGTGGGATGTCTGACTTTACAATTCATAAAGACAAAGAGCGCCGCGAGAGATACATTTCACGTCATAAGAAAGACCTTCGTACTAAAGACCCAATGAAACCCGGTTATTTGTCTATGTACATACTTTGGAACAAACCAAGTCTTAAAGCCAGTCTTGCCGACTACAAACGTAGACTTAATGTTTACAATAAAACAGGTAAGTTTCCAACTGATATATCTGGTAGTAAGAAGCTGTCCTTTGGAATGAAAAATGCGGCACAAATAAAAGACATTCTCGCGGATAAAGTACGTTGGGACCCAGCCCAGATAATACTTGAATATGCCGCTGCCCCAGAACTTCAAAAGTTGGCTCGCGGATACCTAGCTAGAAAATTTACTAAATCGAAAAGGTATCTCAAGATGGTTTTACTTTCCATTAATATCGATTTTTATAATTCCATTAGAAGGTCTATGGGGTCTAATTTTAATCCGGAACAATACTCTATCGAACAAATGACTCCAAATTCCGGAGAACCATGGTTGGCGTTAAACCCTTTGAAACATGACACTGCTTTTTTGCTAAAGAAAATGTCTTCTATCTTAACGAAAAAGGATCTTTCAGATGACTTGATATGGTATAATATAATAAGTTACGTCCTAGATGAAATAGTTTCATTAGACCCCGATAATATACAATACCGAGGACAGCAGGGGATTAATGTAGAGCAGTCGGCCGACTACACCATTGAACTTTTGAATAAAATGGGGTATCCATATGGACCTGGAGATGATCTTTATGAATGGTATAATAATGCGCTTGCTTGGTTAGAAGAAGAGAATGTTATAGAACTAAATTTCGGTAAAAAATACAAATTACCTGATAATGTAGTTAATAAGAAAATGTATGAATCTATCAAGTCTAAAATTCAGAGGTCTATAAAAGGACGTAGATGGGGAGCATATGATTCGGGTAGACTCGTTAGAGAATACAAATCAAAGGGAGGAAAATACACTGGTTCAAAAGGAAAATCAAATTTATCTCGCTGGTACAAAGAAAAATGGGTAGACGCTTGTGCCTGGCCCAAAAGAAAACCATGTGGACGCAAGACTAAAGAGAGTATCGCTTATTGCCGACCAAGTAAAAAAGTAGACTCAAAGACTCCTAAGTTAGTTCAGAAATTGTCCGCCGCCCAACGCAAGTCGCGATGTGCTCGTAAAAAGAAGACCCCTATGAAAAGAATAACCAAGTTTGGAAAGGCGGGTCCGGATGTTGATGTAGGAAATGGGTGGGTTATTCACTGCAATCCCGTACCTGGTATAGGCCCTCACGCAACATTGAGACAAAAACAACTTGCCGGACCAGAGCGCGAAACAGACTGGGCGTTTAGATATGGTATTAAAACACGGGGAGGCGCGCCAGAATTTTGGGCATCTGGGGATGATCCACTTGGTCCAAGATCGGGTACAGGACTTCCCAACGTGCTTGGTCAGCAGATGTTAATGGATTATTTTTATAATAATTGCGGAGGATACAATCCTAGGATGTTGCCCCCAAAGTCGCCAGCCCATTATTCTTATAATAAATTCGGTGATAAAAAAAAACTTAGACAAGATATGTATAATGACATAATATTAGGACCTAGTAACGATATGCTCGATAACGTAACGAATGCTCTAATTAAACGGTGCCCAGGTGCTTTGACTCCTAGATTAGATAATAAAGAGTGTTCTAAGAGAATGACCGAACTTATATTAAGTATCTATTTTACTATGATTAAAGACAAATCAATTAAATTAAACACCAAACGCAAAAGAGAAATTAACACTAAAATAAGAAGTATATCTAAATATTATGGTCCCCCAAGCATGTTAAATTTGAGAAAAAAATATTTAATAGACGAATTGTTAATAGGGTTACAGGGTGGATATTTTGGTAAGGTATTTAAAGGAGAACTATCAAATTATATTCTAGAATCTATAATCACTTAAAAAAATAAAATATAAAATATAAAATATAAAATATAAATGGAAGAAATCTTACCGGGTCTTGGGGCTGGGATAGTTTCTACATTAATTTGTAGTCCACTTGATACAATTCGAATAAATTATCAATTGGGTAATGAGATTAAATACAATAAAAATTACTTATATCGCGGGATTGGATATGGTATAATCGGTATTCCTGTATTTTGGTCTATTTATTTCCCCATGTATAAAAGACTTAAAGAAGATTTTTCCATACCAGTATCAGCATATATCTCATGTTGTACAGCAAGTACATTTACAACACCGTTCTGGGTTTTAAGACAGGCTAAACAGACTGATAAAAAGATAAATTATTCAATTAATTCTTTATACAACGGACTTCTGCCGACCTATCTTATAAATTTAAGTTTTACAATTCAGATGCCTCTTTACGAATACATGAAATCTAAAGTAGAAAACAATACATTCAATGTATTCATTTGTACAGCTGTATCTAAAACCGTTGCCGCGTGCGTATTTTATCCATTAGACACTATAAGGGCTAGGCTCAGGGATGGAAAAAGCGGATTTACTCCTGGGTTTTTTAGTTATTATCGCGGACTTCCCATTTACTTAATTAAAAGTTTACCCTATCACGTTTCAATTTTTTGCACCTTTGAGTATATCAAAAAGATTATTTCATAAAAAATTTGGTATATGAAATAGCCTGTAGATAAGAATCTGCCAGGTCGTCTTTTTTCTTGTTCTTTTCAAAGAAGTCATTATGTGTATTTATTAATTCCCGCGTGTGTACAATTCCTAAATTTTTATTTTGACGGTATTTACATTTCGATTTGTGTTCAATTTTTGTATTACAACACATCAACTTGTATTTGGCGGGATAAAATATAATCTTACAATTTTCATTTTTTTCATGTTGGATTCTTAAAGTAAAATATACGTATAAAGCAGTTGATATATTTCGCATTTTAGGGTTAAAAGACGGTTGTTTCTCTAAAAGAACTATATCAGCTTCTAACATGTAGTTATATTGATCCAAAGTTTTAATAACTGTTAGTGTTTCATTTGTCCCTGAACAATCGAGTATGTTCCAATCAAGGATATCATTTGTTTCCGTGTCTATCATGCAATATGCTAAATTTTTAATACCTATGTCAAATGAAAGTATAATCATTCTTAATATAATGTGATTTATTTTTTAAATCGTTTAATCGCAGAAAAAGTACAATTCTGAATGTATATTTTCATCTGAGATGTCTTCAAAATAGAAATCTATTCCATGAACATAACCAATTTCTTCGGTCGGTTCGGATGTTTCTGGTAAACTTAATAAACACCCCATTAAATTTATATTATTTTATTTATATTAATCAAAGGTTTTATATCTGATATACTCACCTTTTTTTTAATTTTAGGTTTTTTTAGTCCATTGATGTCGTTAATGTCCCAAGATATAAATATTTTATCATCGGATAAAAGCACAACACAGAATCCTTCATTTTTTAAAATTGTAAATAAATAAGTGGTAATTTCAGCGACATTATACACTGGGAACCCAAATGTATAACTTGGAACAGTGTAAACACATCTTAATTCTCCGTGCTTAGACAGGTGTCTAATTTTATCCGACATTTTTCGCAGTATATCATTTCTAAGCCCATTGTATCGCACATGTTGCCTTTTTTGAAGTTCTAGAATGTCTCGAAGACCCGACATACATTTAACATTACATTACATTACATTTTACTTAAAAAAGCGTATTTTCTTTATTTTCAGTTTCATTATCTTCTTCATCTGATTCTTCTTCATCTGAATCATCTGATTCATCGTCTGATATATCATACTGTTTATTTACAGTTACTTCAGATTGTGGGTCTATATTGTTTAATTCGCTTATATTCTCGATAGAATCGTCTCGGGGGTTATTCTCTTCCTGTTTTATTTCTTCGTTATTTCTTAACATATTTTCAACAGCTTTGGAGTGTACTGGGTTTGATATAGGGATTATAGGTATTTCTTTACTTTCAGGTTCAAAATCTTCTTCTTCATCTGAAACAACTTCTTCGTGAGGTGATTCTATTACATTATTATTTTCTGGATACTTAGTCTCTGGTTCATCGAATGCCCCCGAAAGATATTCACTTAGAATGTATTCTATCGGGATTTGATTTGCTATAGTTTCATTAATACTTTCATTTATTAATTTAAACATTTTAATTTTTTCGTCGTGTATACACTGTGGATTATAGTAAATTTGCTCGCAGCATGACACGATAATTTTATGTAAGAAAGAATTTAAGCTTGGAACTTTAATCTTTACAGATTTATCGTCTGTAGTTAGCCTAACGCACGCTAAAATCTTAACGTGACTAACAAATATAGCAGTAATTAAATCCATCAAATAAGGAAATTTTTTATTTAAATAATTTAATTTTTCCTCTAGTTTGAAATCCGCCCAATGAGGAACAGATTTAAGTTCTTTTTGAAAATTTGAATATGAAAGACTAAGTCTTACATTATTTTTTTGCGAATCTTCGAATATACCCAAAAGTATGTCGTAAATACCGTGTTGAATACAACTTATAAGTTGTTTTGAGTATTCTTCCTTGGCGGCTACCAAAACATTAACGTTCAGAGTTTCAGACATATTATTACTAAACACATTTAAAAAACTACGAATTTAAACTTTTAAAAATAAAAACATTTACACATTTATAATAAATGCATGTCTGCAGAATGTAAAATTAATAGCAAAACAGTTAAATGGACGCTGGATCCAAAATTTGTAAAAGACATCAAGCAATACATCTCTACCGGAAAAACAGAAGTCGCGGGAGATATAATATTCAAGGACACTAATGTCTGTAAAAAAGGTGTATGCGATAAAAAAGGCTCCACTAAATATACAATACATAAGGGTCAAAATGATTCAGTTATGACACCTACAGGTCTAATTAATTTTCATACCCATCCTAAGAGTATCTATATATCTGAAGGCACAAAATATGGCTGGCCATCGGGCGAAGACATGGCTCAGGTTATTCAATTCTCAAAATTAAATACACTAAGACATATCGTTTTCACTGTTGAAGGTGCTTATATCATAAAAGTAAATAAGAAAGTTAGTGTTTATCATGTTAAGATGATAGAGAATATACTAAGATATACACATATATACAGATCTTTAGATCAGACAGTACAAATTAAGGAATTTAGAAAAGACTTTGGGATTTCAGGTCGGACTACGGTTGATATGTGGTTAAATCTTGTTAATAATTTGACATTAAATAAGCTATATAAGTATTACAACTTATTTAATCCAATAAAAAGAAAGATACCGACTGATAAGAAAGCCCACGAGACTATATTTACAGTTCAACTTAAAAAACTAACTAATAAGTTTACATTTGAAGCTAACCACATTAACGAAGAATGTCACTTTACACTTTACGGCTTGTCTCTTGAGTAATTACGTATATTTCTAACGTTTCAAAAAAATTTACAAGTATACCGCAATCACAATGTAAATTCTTAAGATATTTTCTGAGTTGAATAATTTCTTTAGCAGTTATTCTTGAATTTTGAGATTTAAGTTCAAGAATATTGGTTATTTTTCCATCTTGGTCGTATACTACGACATCCGCTCTTTCAAAACCTAAGTAATACCCTTTATAGATTATAGGGACTACTACTTCAGTTTGTGTAATGTATCCTTTTAAATTCATTTCAAGATACAACGCGGATTGGTATATATTTTCTTTATAGTGACCCCCTAATTCATCTGATACTATTTTTATACAATCTATAACTCCTTCCATAATATAAAGAATATTATACCTTTTTAAGTCTTTTTCTACATTATTAAAGAGTTTTATGATAAAGTCTATGTAGACCCATTAAAAAAAGCTTACTTCTTTAATTTTTCTCGCTATTCTCTCTGTATCAATATCATCTTCCTCTATATCTATAATAGAATATTCAGATAACATTATATCTTGTTCTGGTGTGTCCTGCGTGTCTTTCTTTTCTTTCTTTTCTTTCTTTTCTTTCTTAATTTTCATCTGTTGGATTTCCCATCTTATATAAAATGCGGTTTTAGTATAAACTATAACATCTCCTTTTAGCAGAACGATACCATTTACTTCATTGTCGATATCTGAAATATTTATTTGCTGTTTCTTATCAAAGAAATATGTATCTTCGCCGTAAAAACAATTCAACAAATTTCCGTCACTAATAGCGTTACGATACAATCCAGAACAAGAGTCAATATCTAGTTCCTTCCCAAAAAAATCTTTACTCTTTTCAGAGGTAATTTTAATTATGTCTTTAGAAACATTTTCTATTTCAGAAATCGACGTTTCGTCAAGAAGAATTTTACATTTGTCCTTATCCTTATCGAAATATATTTGAGTTTTTGGAATTTGAAATGTAATTTCTGAGGATCCGTCCATTATTTTAGAAAAGAAAACGTTTTCGTCTACTTTATTTGGTTGATATACCAAAATACTTTCTTTAATGATACCCATACAATACACGTATTACACTAAAGGAATTATTTTAAATGTTATTTTTCAACGAAACTAATTTATCATTAAACAGTGCTCGATTAAAAAGCAACCATCGCAACACGTAAATGAACATACAACTTTTTGTATATCTTTTAATTTTGAAAAGCTAATATTATTTTTATTTTCGTCAAAAAATTTTGAAACATTCGTCTTTTTAAGTATAATAGTATTATTTAGTATTATATCTGTCTTAATTTTGTTAACAATACAAATTGTGTTGATGTATCCACACACGTTCATGAACTTGTCATGACTATCAGAATTATTGTTAATTTTTAGAATAAGACTGTCTTTATCTTTTTCGGCTATTATAATCGGACTTTTAAGGATTAAGATATCTTTGGTTGTACCGTACCTTAATTCAGTGTTTTGGATATTTAGATCCAACAAATTTATTTTTTTGTACGATATCATACATATACAATTTACAGTTATTTTAATTAAATGTATTCAACGTGTTAATTGTACATACCATATGGAGGTACATCCACTGTTTTTTTTGTACTGACGAATGTATCAAGAGCTTCTTTAAATTCTGAGATGCTTATATTATATAAATTTTCTCTACCAAAGTTATTTCGCATGTTTATTATTAGTGCTTTTTCGATGATGTTACTAATGTCGCCGCCATTTCCTGTAAATAAAGAAACGTGTTTAGAAATTAAATTATTTATTTCAGAAATTTCACACGACGTTTCCCATTCTTTTTCTTGAACAAGTTTAAAATAAATCTGCGACAATTCATAAGATGTGTAATTTTCTATAGTAAATGTCCACGGGAATCTTCTACGAAGACCGGGGTTCATAGAAAAAAAACAAGAGTCTAATTCAGACTTATAACCAGCTATAATGCAGATTATTTTATCTACATTTTCTGTAAGATATTGGTTAAGGGTATCTATACATTCTTTAGCATAAGAGTCTTCACTCGTAGATTTTGATCCAATCGAATATGCTTCGTCTATTAACATTACACCTTTTTTACATCTCTCAAGAGTCTCCATCGTTTTTATTGTTGTACCTCCAAGATATTCAGAAATTAAATCGGACCGTCTTACCACATTAAACTTTGGTTTTTTGAATATACCAATTTTTGAATAAATTCTAGATAAAATATTAGATACAGTGGTTTTGCCAGTACCTGGTGGCCCCTCTAAAACAGTGTGAAGCATAACACTGTCCCCAGATGATTGAATAAAAAATATAATTTGATCTACTATTTGTTTTTTGAATTTATGTAGACCAATCATATCATTTAACTCATTTAATTCTGGAAGTAAATCAGGTAAAAGATACATTTTATCGGGATAATTAACTCTATGTCTTTTACTCGGTAATTTCATACACTTGTAATCATTTATCATACGTATTAGATTTTGTAGACAATCTAATTTATAACTTGTTATATCAAATAAATCATCTGATATACTCACAGCAGATAAGGTACGTTTCATATACAATATATATATATTATTTTTTTATATAGGAAATGAATAAATATATTCAAAATTTAATAAACGAAATTGATGCTAGCGAGGAAATCTGTCTGCGTGATATAGTAAATACATTCGAAAAAAAAATCAAGAAAGAGATATGTAAATACAAGTGTAAATTCGGACTTGAAGACTACAAATTAAACAATCTAGATTATATTATATTATATTACATTTGGAAAAATTGTAATATATCTATTGATGTAGAAGACGTTCTTGTTATAATGTATTCTTTTTATAAACTAGAAGAATTTTATTTTGACGACAAAGTCTTTGAAGTGAAAAATACTCTCCGTTCAATAACTGAATCGAATATATCTTTTTTAATATTAAATATTTTATATATAATAAATGAACAATTTTGAACTTTATTATGAAAATGACGAAAAGAGAATAGAATATATGACAAGAACTCCTTGGCTTAGAAATAAACTCACTGGGGAAGTTATTCTATCCAAAGAAGGTTATCCAATTGGAGACAACGCCCGCGATCCCAGATGGAAGGGGTACCCAATGTCTTTACATTTTAATAACGGCATAATGAATGCGATGCCGATGTTAACAGGGCCCACTGAATTTTACATGTCAGATGGACATTATGCAATGTATATGCCAAAACCAGGCGATTACGACCGAAACGTGTTTACATATTCAACCCTTTTAAGAGACCGTTATAAGGAATATCTCGCTGTTGTAAGAAAAGCAGACAAGGCGGCATATAAACAGGTGCTGAAAGAAATACAGGCAACTAAAAGAGCCATGGAAAAGGAACTTGTTAAAGAGTATAGAATGCTTAAAGACTTAGAATTGCGTTCTGGAAGAGAGGAATCCGCGAATAAGAGAAGAGCACGAGCATCTGCCAGGGGCGGCATTGAAGTGGCACCGGACGATGGAACTAAAAAGGAAACGTATGCCAGTAAACTTGCGGAAATAGAGAAACTAGAAAAAATTCTAACGAATGTAAAAATCTTTATAAACCAACTTAAAATCAATATTAATTAATTATATATTAATGTATGAGTTATAAATTCATCGTACCTGATCACTTGAAAGGTATATATACAACTTGGGAACAAGCCCATGAAATCAATAAAATACTTAAGAAATATACAACGGAAAATGATATTATCACTGATGCGACGGCTTGTATAGGAGGAAATTCAGTTTTTTTTAAAAAAGACTTTAAATGCGTAAATATAATAGAAAAAGATCCGGACGTATTCAATATTTTAAAGAAGAATACAAGTTTTTCAAAATGTAAACATTATAACTGTTCTTATTTAAATATAATGTATACTCTCGAGCAAGATATTATATTTTTAGACCCCCCATGGGGCGGAATCTATTATAAAAAATCCGGTAATATAAATTTATATCTTGATAATGTAAACGTGACAACTATTATAAATAATTTATATCATCACGCACGATATATCGCGATGAAAGTACCTATTAATTACAATCTTGTAGATGTAAATAAAGACTTTTGGGACTGGAAAATATACCCAATTTGTTGTTATAAAAAAAAAATATATAACTTGATTATATTTTATAAAAATACATAATCATTAAATATATATAAAGACAAAATGTATATATTATATATAGGTAAAATATATGTATGGTTGCCCGAGTGGTCTAAGGGGACAGACTTAAGATCTGTTGGCGAAAGCCTCGTGGGTTCGAACCCCACACCATACATATATTTTATAAACTGTAAATTACGACAAATTATTTTAGACCCCGAGGGCGCGCATTCTTTCAATAGGATTTTTTTTAATTATATCAGAGTAAAATTTAGCAAATTTTAGCATTTTAGAAAAAATATCAGCTCTTGTTCCTTTTAATAATTGATCATTTACCTGTTCGGGTGTTTTACCAGGGTTTAATATTCTTAGTACAGTAAACATTAAAGACCAGGTTACACAATAACCTGTCCTATCGAACACCTCTGCTTTCATTTGAGGTCCTACGTTTGGACACGCTACTGAAAAATCTATAAATTTATACCCTGGAATAATCTTTTTAAATTCGTTTTTGAGGATTTTATCAATTCTATCCTGATTATAAGCTGGACACGTAAGCCCTTCACATTGCGCTCCATGTGGATCGTATCTATCTATAGTTTTTTCCACTGTATCAAAGAATAATACATTAGCGTGCCCACCTGAGTAAACGTCGGTACCAAATTCACTCGAGGATAAACTTAGGGCTACCGCGAGATATCTTTCTTTACAGGTTTCAACATACCGTCTTATCAGTGGATGGATTGCAAAAGTAGTAACACCCGTGTTACTATTATCACCTCTTGGGGCGTTATACAGTTGTGCATGATTTAAGACATCTGAATATGCATAAGAATTCCTTTCTGCACTTGAGAATGAAGCCGTAAATTTAAATTTTTGGCCATTACCACTAAACGGATGTGCGTAAGCAAAATATATTTGTTCGAACCAACATAAGTTTTTCTTGAACACAGGGTCCGTTTGTCGTATCAACGCTAAAAATCTCGGAATGTTGACATTCGTTCTAAGAAACATGAAAGCCCCCTTTTCCTCATTTTCTTCAAGTTCGGTAATTTCAAAAGAACTTAAATATTCATTAATACTAACTATACCGTTTTTGTCTATATCTAGGTCTTTTTTAAGTTTGCCTATGTCTACATCCCCTTTAGGTTTGATAACAATAGGTGTTACACCCGGGTCATTAAAAGCTATAGACCATCCTTGTGACATCAACTTCTTAACAATAGGACTTGTTTGCATTATACATCTACCAGTTGTTGGATTTACTAATTTATTCGCGTCAGATGGACAAACTTTAAATATCTTGACAAAATTATTAGGACTGGGCTTGGATTTAGGCTTAGTCTCCGGAGGAACAGGTTGATTTTTGTTGGGTGTTATTAATATTGTATACCCTTCATTAATCAATTTCTTAATAATAGGACTGGATTCCATTACGCACCGGCCCGTCTTCGGATTAACAAGTTTCTTTAAGTCTTTTGGACAACGCTCTATATTCTTACTCATTTTTAATATAATTAGATATTATTTATTACAAATTTTAATTTTACTTAAACACACACTCGATTAGAATGTATCTGTAAATTACAACAATACATTTATTAGTAAGAATTATGGAAAAGAAAGATGCGGATAGAGAATGGGTCCTTCAAGAATATAAAGCAGCCATTGCAAAAAATAAACGTAATTATCTAAATGGTGATGTCAGATCATCTGCAGAGTATACATATTCTAATCAGATAGAAGACGCATTTAGAATAACAAATATGTTTTACACAAATTCTGAACTGCGCATAGTTTCAATTTTGAAAAGAACAAAAGTAGGAATGGACGGTCTTATGATTGAACTTTTAAAAGATTTCTCTACACATCCTGATAATGATTTTGTTGTAAGTCCAGAAAAAACAGTAATAATAACTGGAATGAGTAATGTAGAATGGGAAAAAAATATGAAAGAACGCATTCCGTCTTGTTTTCAGGATCAAGTTTTTCATCATGGAAAGTTAAAATCTAAAAATATAGCCAAACTTCTTGAAAATTTTGAGAACGCAGTAGCCATTATTGACGAAATTGATACAGGCGACGGAGCAAAAAATCAATTATATAAAACAATCGAATACTTTTGTGATAAAAAAGTTCTTCATGAAAGAAATATTAGAATTGTAGTTGTAAGTGCTACAATGAAAGAAGAATTAGAACAACTTAACAGATGGGACGATGATATACATGAGATTTATAAAATGACAATACCGCCTAATTATATTAGTCATGCTAAACTTATTGAATTAGGAGCGCTTCAACCTTTTTATCAGGTAAATAGTTTTGTAACTGCAGATAAATGGATTATAGATGATATAATTACTCATTTTGGAACTGATTATAGGGTTAATGTTATTCGTACAACTAACAAAAATGCTGAATATATCCGAACTGCTGCGGCTAAAAACAAGATAAAATTTCTCAATCATACATCAGATGAAAGAATTTCCAATGAAGATCTTACAGAACTATTTGATAATCTAAATGAACACGTAATTATAGCAATTAAAGGTTTTTGGAGAAGAGCAAATTTAATTCCAAATAAATGGAAAATAAAATTGGGAGCAATTATGGAATATTGCGGAAAAGGTATATCATATCCAGATATTCAGGTTCAAGGTCTTCCCGGTAGATTAACTGGTTATTGGGAAAATAATATGCTTGATATAAGTTATAAAAAACCACTTATAAGAACGTG